CCCTTATTTGTTTCATCTTCTAATGTAAATCTAAATTCATGTTTACTTTCACCATTTAATAAAATGTTATCACCAGCATTGTCTATGGTTGTTGGTTGTTGTGAAGTATATGATACATTACCCATTCCAGAATGATTTGCACAATAATAATAAAGTGTAGGAGCTCCAGATGCAACTACAATTTGAATATACGCACCAGATGTTCCTATGGCAACTGTTGATGCAGAAGTTGTTACTCCAGTTGTATATGCTGACCCACTACCATGTGTTCCGTCTGAGGTAATGGAAAATTTAAGATTGTGATTACTTGAAGCAGTTGCATGATATAAAGAACTATCTGATAAATCAAAGTAATAAGTATTACCCTCGTATAAAGTTAATACTGGGGCTTTTTCAACACCAATATAAAAATAATTTTGATCGTCAACTTCTGCTACTGAAACTCTATGATTAATTACTTGTGCTGATGCAGTTGTTGTTCCTGTGCCATCTAATATAATATTAACACCATCATCAAAATCCTGTTCATCTTCTAAAATAATTCTATGTGGAATTTTAACTTCTGTTGCTTGTTCAAGTTGAATACCTTCTTGGAATGTACCTGTTTGTTCTTGTTCTACTCTGATTACATTTTCAAAAGTTGTATCAAGAATTTGTGTATCCGAATCCCATGCTTGAACTGTTCCAACATGAGATGTAAGTGTGTTACTTTCTGCAAAAGTACCAGACACATCTTTTAAAACAAAGTGTCCTCTAAGTGTTACTTCTGGTGGGTTAGATGTAGAGTAATCAAATCCAGTATTTTTTATTTTAATAGATTTGGCTGCACCAATATCTTTTGTGATTGCAAGAAGTTTAGTTCCAGTTCCAGTTGTACTTGTAACAGTAATTGTAGGTAAATCTGTATAACCAGAACCACCATCTTTCAAAAATATTTTTCGTATTGCACCAGATTCAGCAGTTGCAGAAAGATTTGCAAAAGTTCCAAACTCTAAAACAAGGTTATCTGAATCTGTTCCATAAGTATCAAGTTGTGTTTCAACTGTATCTGTTATTACTGTATGTCCAGCATCAGTAGAAGATCCGTCTGTTCCATTTAATAATAAATTATCAACTTCATTTCCACGAACCCAAATACGAACACCATCGCCAGGCGCATCAGTAAATGTAAGAGTTGTAGTAACGGCAGTCCATGCTGTTGTCTTTACATTATCAAGTGTTACATAAAGTGTGTCTGTAGCTGCAGATGTATTTGTAAGAGTAAATGCTGTAGTTTCACCATCGCCTGTAAAAGAATCACTTTGTTGTGTTTCTAAAATAATATTAAAAGTTCCTTCAATTGATTTTGTTCCAGTTTCAAGAATAATAGTATCAGTCGTTATATCTGAATCATCAAGTGTTCCTGCTTCTTGAAGTATACCACCACCAACCATACTGACAAAACCAGATGCAGTTTTAACATCTGACTCTGAACTTGTAAATGTTAAGTCATCTCCCACTTCATAAAGAGAACCAACATCATCAACAATAACACCACTTACTGTTCCTTGTGTAATACCTTCAACAATAAGTTCTGCCTTATTGTTACCAAGATTCTCTACACTTAACGCTTCTTGGTCTGTATGTAATATGCCATCATTTGAAACTGTTGCAGTTGATACAATTGATTCAACTGTAAAAGATACATCAACATCTCTTGTTGTAGAATTACCTTTTATTACTTCACCATCTGTAAAAGTTCCCACAATGTTTGCAAGCTCTAATTCTGTAATAGAGAATGTTCCTTCTTGAAACGTAATTGCATCATTAACAGTTGCAGTTGCACCAGATGTTTGTCCTGTAATAACTTGATTAACAACCTCATCACCAGATACACCAGTAAAGGCTGAACATCTTAATGTTGTTTCTGTTCGCCAATCTCCATCTGAAGTTCGTAGCATATGTTTATTTGGATAAAATATTTCTGCTTCTTCACCAAGAAGAATTCTCATAAAGAGTTCGTGTCCTTCTTTCGTTCCCTTTGCAGAATATAAGTCTTTAATATTTTTTATTAATTTTCTTTTAGAAACACTTGTTGCAAGTGTGTTTGGAATTGCGTTCATAAAAGAAATACGCATTTTATCTAAGAAATCAAAAATAGTATTATCTGTATTTGCATATTCTAAAAGTTGTTGAATGTTTTGAACTGGGTTTGCACGATACTCTGTTAATGTTCCAGTTGCACCAGAAGTTCCACCTGTGATGGTTTCATCAGTTATAAATTTTTGTTGAGAAGAAACATAGAGTATTGAGTTGCGAGAATTTTCTACAAGAACTGTTGCCGTAGCATCAGAAGTTCCACCAGTAATTGTTTCTCCGTTTACAAATTTACCAGTTGAACCAGCACCACTTTCTGTAACAATTCTATCGCTATCAGTTTCATCTAATATGTAAGCAGTTGTTGTTGTTTCTTGAATGATATAATCAATATCTTGACTATAGGTAATTTGACCAGCTTCAAGAAATTGATAATAGTCTTTTAGAAATTTTACAAAGAGTGGATGTTCTGACTGAATAAAGTCAGGCACTTGTCCTTCAATAAGAGGTGAAATCTTAGTAAGTAGTTTTGACCTTTCGTCTGCCATTCTTTAATACGCCGAAGTATCTGGGGTCGATTTCGTAGTATCTACAGTTGTGGTAGTTGTTGTACCTGTGGTTGTTGTTGTGTATCCAACTCCTGTAGTAGCTGCTGTATCAACCTGTCCTGTAACTGTTGAGTTTGTTAAGTCTATTTCTAATAACTGATTTCTTACAGGTATTACATCACTAGAATTAGGAATTGCAGTTACACGAATTTTTGTAGAAGTTGCATCATCTACATTTGACACACTTGCAATAGTTATAGGACTTACAGTTATCGTTCCGTTTGTATAATCAACAGTTCCAGCATCAGTACTATAATAAGTTCTTGTTCCAGAAACCAAATAATAAATTCTTAAAATTCCAGCACCATCATCATCAAAGAACATTTCATTATCATTACCTGATATTGTAAATCCAGTTGAAGCAACAATACCACCAGCAGATGCGTTGTAGCCAGAGTAGGGATTATATAATTTATTATTATAATAAATGTTGTAAGAAGTTGATGTGTCTAAAGTAGGTGTAAATAATTTTCCCATATTTACAGTTATCGTATTCATCACTATAGAAGTATCAGTATCATCAATCAGTCCAGTTAATTGTGAATGTCTAAATGGACTGTTAAAAGTTTTTAAATCTGAATTATTATAATTTGATATTGTTGTGTCTACATTTGTTTTCAAAGTATCTTTACTCTTTGTTGTTGCAGTTGAATTGTAATTAAATGTTACAGTTAAAATCAAAGAAGTTGTTTCTGGGTCAACAATCACTGGTGTAATAGATGCAACTTTATAAGGTTCTAAATCTTTTACTAATTGGTCTTTTTGTGTTGTTGTTAGATTTTCTCCAGTAGTACTTTTTACTGATATAAAAACTTTTCCATATTCTGCAACATCACTTACACCTGTACTTGTATCATAACTTCCATCTTCACCACCCCATACGGAAACAGCTTGTGTGTTTGCAAAAAGTTTTTTTGTATATAGTCTATAATCTTCAGCAGTAACAGCTCTACCTTGAGCTGCATAATCCAAAGGCGCATTTAATTTTATAGATTGTAATGTTTCTGATTCTGCACCACCAGATGCATTTGCAACAGTTGTTACAGTAACATTCGTAATCCCATCAATAGAAGAAGGGGCAGTAAAAGATGATGCACCATTTGATAAAGTTTTATTTGTTATCACATATTGAAGAATAATTATATTACCATCTTCAACCTTTTTACTTACAACACCATCACCAAAATAAATTTCAAATCTTCCGTTTTCTATTTCCTGTAAATAATAAACAGTACTTGTGCTAGATAATTGAGATATGTCTGTTGCCTTTGTATAAGTTGTAGTGGTTGTATCACTTGATGAGTTTTGTACTTTAACTGTAAGAGTATCGGTATCAGCACGATTATCTATTAATATAAATCTTTGGTCTACATCAGATGTGTCTACAAGATATTTTGTTGTTGTCCATGTTCCTTCATAAATTTCTGTGCTGTCAAATGGAACAGCTGATCCTGTATTTTGTTCTGTTATATCTGCAATGGTTACAAACTGATATGTTGTTTCATCAACAGTAGTAGTAAATGCAGTACCAGCTGACATTGTTGCAGTTGTGTTAGAGGTTGTCAAAGTTACATTAATTGTTGCTTTAGGTGCTCTACAAGATGATACTTCATATCCTAACATCTTTGCATGAGATACAATACTAGAACGAAGTGATGAACTATCCAAAAACATTTCGTTTGCAACCATATTTGCATTAAAACCAAGATAGTGTGTGTTATATGCAAGGGTGTCTAAAAGAATGTTCATACCAGAACCTTCAAAATCATAGTCTTTAAATTCTGATTGTCCTTTAAGAAAAGTTTTTAAATTTGATTTAACATCATCAAAATCAAATTCTGTAACTCTAAGTCTTTTGTTGTTTGCAGCCATTATCGTAACCTTTCTAACATAACTGATAAATCAACCAGTTCCGTAGGAGCATTTACTACATAAAACTCAACTGTTACTTCATATGCATTACGGTCTAAATCTGGTGTAGCACGAACAGCAACAAGTCTTGCTCTTGGTTCAAAATTTTTAATTACATCTTCTATTTTTCTTGCAACAATTATAGCAGTTACAGGAGTCATATTTTCAAATAACATTTCTCTTACACCACCAGCAATTTCTGGGTGAAAAGGTTTTTCATAGACATTTAATAACACTAGATTACGAATAGACCTTTTAACAGCTTGAACATCTGTTATTTTATTTACATCATTGTTTGTTTTTTTACCGAAAAATAAATCTAAATCTGTATATTGTCTTACATTTCTGGTGATGTCATTTTTATTTTGTGCATCATAGAACCCTGCCATTAGAGTCTCCTACTGTTTAATATTATTTATAATAAAAAACAAATATTTACGCAGCTAATAATCCAACTGGTTTAGTTATTGTTGTAACTGTAGCTAATCCTGTTTTAACTTCTACAACAGCAGCTTCAGTTGCAGTTGCAATTCCATTTGGTCTACTTGCAATCACACCATCAACATTTATTGTAAGATTTGGTATAATACTACAAGGG